CCTTAGCCATATCAGCCTTCATAGCCTCTGCTGCCTGAACAGCATCATTAGAGACTCCAGCCTTAGCAGGCAGGATTGCTTCAACAATAAGTTTAGTTTTTCTTGTTGAGCCCTCGTCGCCGTAACCAATATTATATTCTGTTTTTTTGTCAATAACTTTAAATTTTACCCCAGCAGGAAGTAGTACTTCATTTTCAAATTCGTATGGGGATTTTTTATTAAAATCAGCATAAGTCTTATTTATATCTAAACCAGAACTTCCTTTAGGAAGTCTTATTTCCATAATGACAGAGCCAGTAGAGGCTTTAACTTCATCAGTTCCGTTAATCCAATTAGGATTTTTACTTGTTGAAGTAAATCCTTTTTCTGTAAATGTATCTCCAGGTTTAAGGTTATGATAAAGATTTGCCATTTGTGAACTTTCTGGGAAAGTTCCAGCATCTCTATAAACAGTTGTTTTTTTATCAACAACGCTACGAGTAATTGCGCTCTTTAAATTGTTAACAAATGTTTGGTCATCAGAGTTCAAAAGTCTTGACAATTTTTCATAATGAAATACACCACGAAGTTTTGCTTGTGTATCTTGTGTTTTTGCAAAATCAGTTTTAACATATTTTTGTATGTCATTAAACTCATCTGTAGTCATACGCTGTGTAACTGCAGGTGTTCTGATAGGAAAACCTTGGCGTTCAATTCCCTCGCCAGTTACACCGCGGATAGAGGCAGGCATACCACCCTTGAGGTAGTGCGAGATATCTACTGCTGTATCCATTGTTGAATAGTTTTTAGCAATTTGATGTGAGCCACTAAGAGCAATAGGTCGGCTTGGGTCAAACTTAAAGTCAGCGTTGTTGCTGCCGTGGTAAAGACTTTGTGCCTGTGCATCAGCAAACGCTTCGTGAAGTCTATTAAGAGCATCCTCTTCTTGAGTAAGTGGACCTTCTGCTACTCCAGTAATTCTGTTTAAACCACGGGCATTAATGTTTCTGTAAACTTCTTGAATCTGATTTGAAAGGGCTTTGGATATATTCTTTTTACCCATACCAACTGAACGCAGTTGGTCAGTTACATCAGCAATAGTTCGCTGGATTTGCTCAATACTTTCACGACGACCTAGGTTTACATTTACGCTGTCGCTTAGGCGTTGGAATCCAATAGCGCGGTTCTGGAAGAAACGCTTTACGCCTTCCTTACCATTTGTTGCTGCAATGGCTGGAAGTGCCATACCCTTTGCTGCAATAGAAAGTCCTGCTTCTGCAAGGTTACGAGTGGTGTAACCAAGGCGAAGGAGCACAGAAGTCTTAAAGATATCGTTGACAGTATCTAGTGCTTTAAGAGCGCGGTCCCCGCGCATAGCAATATCACCAACAGATACACCGCTAAGAACATTTGGCAAAATTGCTGAGTGAGCATCAATGCCGTGCTTAAGGCGACGAAGGTCTGCAGTAACAACCACATTCGCACCTTCGCGTTGAAGGATAGGAATCTGTGCGTGCTCAACAACGCCGTTCTCAATGTGAGAAACAAAGCCTTGGTTCTTCATACGGGTGATAACACTTGCTCGGCGTGAATCAAAGATTGCATAAATCTTTGCAATTTGTTCTTCTGTGTAATCAGGGAACATAGTTGCAAGCGCATCTTTTTCAGCCTTGGCAATAGTATTAAAGCGCTCTCCAGTTGATTGAGCCCTTAAGTACTCGTCAGCATAACCTTTTGCTTTTTCAGTAAAAGCACCTTTGGTAAGGTCATTTGCTTCACGAAGCCATATGTTGAAATCTTTATATGAGTTGCCATCGTTAACTTGGAATGTTCCGCTTGGGATTTCCTTACTAACAAAGTCATAAACTTTAACCAGTGGATGTAAAGAAGTTGGCTGATGTTCGTAAAATTCAGGTGCAGCAAATGTACGAGCAGTATCTTTTTCTGCTGCTTTGATTGCTCCGCCAGTGCGGATTCCCTTATTGAACCCGTACTTAATTTCAGTACCAGTTCTTACTTGGCTCATAGCCTCGCGGTATCTTTGATTATCTGGATTAGATAGTTGTGCTGCAAGATACTTGCTCATTGAGTTAACATACTCAGGATGTGCTACGACATTGCCATCAACAAGGTTTCCTTCAAGAACTTCACGATGTTCTTTAGGAAGGTCGCTTAGGTTATTAAATATCTGTTCGCGCTCTGCATCATTGTCTAGTGCTATCAATTTTGAAATAGCATTTGAATCCTTGAGCATTACTGCATTAAATGTATCTACAACTTCTGCTGGAGTTTGCGCTTTGCCAAAGAGGAAAGCCATAGCATCTGGGTTGGTAACTCTCTTTTTATCCCAATATGTGTACTGTCCTTTAGCATCTGTATTGGCAAGGAACTGAATATCTTTTGCACCTTGACCTAATTTAACATCTGGGTTAGTTTCAGCAGCCTTAAGTTCTTCAAGACCTTTTGCTAAGTCTTTGCCAAAACTTTCTGGAGTTGCAAGAAACTTTCCAAATACAAGGCGAGTAGCACGACCTGTTACTTGGTCAAGCATTGCTCCGCGAGAAACAAGCATTGCCCCTTTGCCAACAAAACCTGTAAATGTAAGTGGGTCAATAACAGTTGATGCTGTTAAGTCTGTAGCGCCAGTAATAAAGTGACCAGCAAACTCATTATTAAAAGCCTTCTGCCTATCATCGGGATTGAAAATATCAAAGCCCTTAGACATAAAGCGAAGGTTGTTAGCAGTCCAGTCATCCTTGTATAAGGAGTTGTTATCCCCTGTATTTTTACCTGGAGAGAAAACTGATAGCGCCGCTTGACCTAAAGAGATTTTATCTTTGTTAGCGTTAACGCGCTGCTTGTATTCATCGTAAGTTTCATCTTGATTCTTAAACTTGTTGTACATCAAAGGCGTATCAAGGATACCTGTCTCAATAGCCTGACGAGCATATCCGCCTAGTTTGTATGACTCTTGACCTGCAGCAAGAAAACCTTTAACAGCGCCACGAAGTGGTGTAGTTCCAATCGTGCCAATATCTTTAATAATGTTTAAACCATCTACATACCAAGGGTCACTGTTGTGACCAGCATTTGCTATGTCGTGTACAAGTCCATTAACACCAGTAAAGTCGCCAACATTTTTGACTGCTTTACTTACGCCATCAAACCAACTCACTTATTCACCTGTGATTTGAGGTAACGATAGTAGTTGCGGAAAGCGTTAGTTGTTGTAGGAGCATCAGCAATCTGCGCATAAACAGGGAGATAGGCTGCAAGTTTTGCAATATCTTCATTGTTCTGCGCTGCAAGCATCCCAGGAGCAGTCATTACTTCTGGTCCTGCTGAATTTCCCATTACTGCTCCAGTATGTACTGGTTCATCTGGGCGCTCTGTTGGAGCGTTAAGAGGTGTCAATGGCTTATCCATCGGCATTACGGGAGCACCTGCTCCACCGCGACCTGTTGGAAGTTGAACACCTGAGTCTGGCATTGGCGCAGCGGACTGGATATCTTGAAATGCAGCGGCATCTTCCATACCAGGTGTATAACGCACTGGTTGCTTCTTGCCTGCTGAACCTGCTCCACCTGTGGCGCTAACGCCAAAATTGTTCTGTGGTGCATTTGGGCGGTTGCCGCCTCTGTTCTCTGCCATATCTGTTCCTTCCGCTATAAGAGCGCCATAAAAAATATGAGCAGTTTTAAATCTTGCTCAGGATTAAGAATTACTTACCCTTTTTAATTGCGCCACCTTTAGTGCCGCCAGGTTGCTTGGTCAACATTGTTACTGTTGCGCCAGGCTTTGCTGCCTTAGGTACACCACCCGTGCGAGGCTGTTGTACATTTGCCTTACCTGCACCGCCCTGATTGGCTGGCTTAGGAGTCTTGCCTGGTTGGATTGCTGGCTTATTTGGACCACCGAATTTTGCCATATTTATTTCACCCCCTTGTTAACCTACTGGTATTTTCTTGACAACGCCAGCCTGTAAATTAGGCTGTCCACTTGAACCTAGGCTTGCCAAAAGTGTCTGCATATCTGGTCTGCCACCTGGAGCAATTTGTCCTGGTGCAATTCCTTGCATACGACCAGAGGCTTGCATACCTTCTGGAAGTTGCCCACCGCCTGCCGCTTCCGCTCCTGGCTGCCCTGCGGGACTTACTGCCTCAGGGGTACTTTCGGCAGGGGTGGGAACTGGTTGCGGTGCAAATGCTTTTTGGACAGCGATTTCAATAGCAGTTCCCTTTTGTCGGTCAGTAATAACCTGAGCCAACTTAGAAAGAATCTCGCTTGGGTCTTGTCCTTGTGAAGCAAGGGCTGGTATAGCCTGTGCATATGAAGCAATCGCTTGCTTAATAGCATCCCGCAATTCTTCAGTCTCCACCTTTTCTTCTTCTTGAGTGGCATTGAAGTTAAATGGCATCTGACGGCGTAGGAAGTCGCGTGAAATCAACTTATCGCCACGGGCTTGAAGTCCGAACACCAATGCTCGGTTGGGGTCAAGTCCTGCCATTAAGCCATATGTAACATCACAGGTGTAGTCACCATCAATGTCGCGTGCTGGCTTGTACTTAATTGAATATGGAGTACCAGCAAAGTTTCCTTCTAGTACCTTTTCAACATTAGCAAAAATCTTTTCGTCAGTTTTAAGGGCAAGACCGATAAGTTCTACAAAGGCACGGGCAAAGATTGCTTGCGCTGCCTTAATCTGTGTATCGAATCCACCCATCAAAGCCTTAACACCTTGACCAGTAATGATGGAAGCATCCATATTTCCAGTGCGTGACTCAGGATAACGAGAACCATTGCGTAGTTCTTGCTCCAAAGATGCTGCTTGTTGGAAAGTGCTTGCTGGCATATCGAGTCCAACGCGGCGGATTTTCTCTGGGGAAGCCGAGCGCATAACCGCATCTGGTCCTAGAGCAATTTCCTGCACATCGTTAGGTGTAGCAATCGGAGCCTGTACCGCTTTTGTCGCTGCTTCTAGTGATAGAAGAGCGTATCTTGCCTTCGCAACTTGCACAGCAAGCACATCATCAAATTGACCGCGGTGTTGCTCGTCAATAGATGGTCGCTGAACAATGCGAATCATCACTTCACCCATTGGGTTAGCGGCGCGGTCTAAGATAAGACCACTTCTCTGAGGTAGAAACAGAATGTCTTGGTCTTTATCGTG